AAATCCTTATACTATTGTGGTTAAGAATTTCGGTCAAGTGGTTGCAGAAATTGAGGGGCAAAGCGGATTTTTGCAATCTGAATGGATTGAAATTTTAACGCAAGCAAATACACCATTTTCAATTCAATTCTTTATACGTTCCGTTGCATCTATAACCTACGAAGCATCTATACAATTAGAGCAAACGACTTATCAAATAATTGCTCCTATATCTATTCAGCAAGCGGTAAATACTCCACCGCTTCAGGATTTAATAACGCAGTTTCAAGTGGCAAACAATATGCCTAAAATGAAAATAATTGACTTCTTAAAGAGTTTGTTTCAATTGTTTAAATTGGTTATAATCCAGGAAAATGATACCGATATTTATGTAAACACTTTAGTAGATTATTACACGCAAGGCAAACTTTGGGACGTGACTAAATATGTAAATTTTGATAGTAACGAGGTTAATCGAGGCGACCTTTTAAATGAAATTAATTTTAACTTTGTCGAGCCTTCAACTTTTTTAAACAAGCAATTTAAACTTAATACAGGAATTGCGTATGGGGATGAGGAGTTGAAATTATCAGACGAAAACGGTGAGTTATTAGATGGCAAAAAATTAGAAATTAAACCACAATTTGAGCAGATATTGTACGAACGTTTAACCGATTTAAATGATAGTGAACTTACAAATATTATGTATGGTTTGACGATGGACGAAAATTTAAAACCTAAAAATCCAAAGGCACATATTTTTTATAATAATCGAGTTGATGTAACTGCAAAGCCTTTTAAAGTTCAAACAAATGCTTCGGGAGCAAACACAACTATAACAGGATTGATAAATACATCAGCGCACACGTTAGGTTTTGTTGAGCCACAATTTGCGACTATATTTTCAGAGGAGTTCAATGCGTGGAATGGTGCATTAATATCAAACAATCTATACACTAATTATTATAAAAATTACATTGAATCGATATTTAATATTAAGCGTAGGGACTTTACTTTTAAAAGCATTTTGCCTTTACATATTTTATTGGCTTTGAGATTAAACGATGTTTTGAAAATAAAAGAAAACTATTATCGGATTGATAAATACACGGCTAATATTACAAGTAAAGAAGTTCAATTAAATTTGATTAATGCTTTTGATACTACAATTAATTCGTTCACAACAACGCAAACGATTTACTTTATCGGTGCAAAACAAGCCAGTCAAACCGTTTATGTAAATAGCACATCGGAGTTTACAGGAAGTTTAAAAGATGATCCTACGTGGTTAGATTTTACAATTGATGGAAACTTAGTAACACTAACTTTTGATGAGAATACAACAGGTGAATTAAGAGAGGCGGAATTATCACTAGATAGAGGCAAAGACAATATAAAAATTCAATTCGTACAAGAAATATGATAACAGAAATTATAGAATTATTGCAAAAGCATCATTACAGAGGTGCAGGAATTAATACAGAAATTGCAAAAGGAAAAAACGAAATAGGTTGTGAAATTAAAAAAATAAAAAGATGGCTATTGAAAAGGTTGTAAACATACAAGTGCAGGAAAATGGTTTTGATTCTGTTTCTGCAAAAGTTAATAAATTAGAACAGTCTATTGAAAATCTTGAAGAGCAAAACGAATCTTTAAGAAAATCATTTTCATCTAGTGGCAAATCCGTTTTAGATAACGGCGGTGCAATGGGACTGCTTAATGATGCAACAGGAGGACTTGCGATGACTATTAAGGATGCAGTAGAAGCCTCAGATTTATTTACAAAATCTACAAAAGCCAAAACGATAGCGCAAAAAATATACACTACCGTAGTGGGTACAAGTACTGGAGGTCTTAAGCTTTTTAGACTTGCTCTTATCGGAACTGGAATAGGTGCTATTGTCATAGCTTTAGGATTATTGATTGCGAATTTTGACAAAGTGCAAAAAGTAGTTCAAGGTGCAATTGCTAAATTTAAAGGTATGGGCGAAAATGCAAAACTTTTAATATCGATTTTGTTTCCTATCGTTGGTGTTATTAGATTAATTACGGCAGGACTTGAAGAAATGGGTGTTATAGATGATGATGCAACAAAACAAGCTAAGATTAATGCAGAAAAAAGAATTAAATTTTTAGACAATCAAAAGGGTAAATTAACTGAAAAATATGATACCGAAATTAGAATGGCTAAAGCGGCAGGCAAAAGCACAGAAGAGTTAGAGCAAGCAAAAAGAAGAGCAATATTGCAAACGATGCTAGCTTTGAATGAAGCTGAAAAAGTAAGGGTAAAAAGTGGTGATGCAACTGAAGAGGACATTAAAAAATGGAATGACCGACAAAAAGAAATTAAGAAAGTAGTTGAAGATATTAAAGTTGCAGAAATAGAAGCGGAAACAGAGAAACAAGAAAAAATAAAAGAAGCTAACGATAAAGCAAATGAAAAAAGAAAAGCCGATAATGAAAAAAGGTTAAACGATGAAAAAGCAAGGTTAGACAATATTAAAAAGTTAAATGAAAATTACACTAAACAGATTGAAGATTTTAACGCTAAAACTGAAGAAGAAAAATTAAAATTAGAAAAACAAAGAGCCGAAAAAGAATTAAGTAATTTAAACGCAACGGAAGAACAAAAGAAAAAAGCTAGAGAGTTTTTTAAATTAAAAGAACAAGAACTTGAACAAAAAAGCAACGAAACAATAGCCAACATAGTTGCTGATTACAAAGATAAATTAAAAGAATTAAACGCAGTTACTTTTGAAGAAACAAACGAATTAGAAAACGCTCGTTTGAAAAAAGAAGAGGATGCTAAGATTAAAGAACTTGAAATTTTAAAAGCATCCGAAGAAGAGAAACAAGCGGTTAGAGATTTTTACGCAAAAAAAAGAGAAAACAATTTAAAAAGTAATCAAGAAAATATTAATACAATTGTTTTTGAATATGAAGAAAAAAACAAAGAATTAAACGCAGTTACTGAAGAGCAAAAATTTGAACTAGAACAACAAAAATTAGAACAAGAAGAAGATAAAAAAATAAAAGAACTTGAAAAGTTAGGAGCGACTCAAGAAGAAATAAAAGCTATTGAGGATTACTATGCTAATCTTAGAGAACAAAACGAAACAGAAAGAGCGCAACGTTTACTAGAAGCAAAGCAAAAAGAAAGAGATGCACAATTCCAATTAGCAAGGGATACGGGTGATGCCTTATCTAATTTGACAAATTTATTAGATGGCAAAAGTAAAAGAAGTCAGCAACTTCAAAAAGGAATAGCTTTAGCACAAATAGCAGTTGATACCGCACAAGCAATATCTAACGCAATCCCTGCATCTATTAAAGCAGGAGCGGAAGCCGGTAAGGTTGCAGGTCCAGCAGCACCAGTAGTAACACCAGCAGTAACTGCATCAACTTATATTGGTTTAGCTAGTATGATTGCTAGTAACGCCTTAAGAGCAAAAAGCATCTTAAAAGGCGGTAATGAATCTAGCGCAGCAAGTGGAGGAGGCGCAAGCACAACGGGTTCAACACCAACACAGCCGCCATCATTTAACATCGTTGCAGGAACGGGAAGTAATCAAATAGCGCAAGGTTTGGCAAGTCAAACACAACCATTACAAGCGTTCGTAGTCGGAAGTGCAGTAACAAGTCAACAGGAACTGGATAGGAATGTTGTGAGTACGGCAAGATTGTAACAAAATTAACATTATTTACTTTTAATAAAAAACACGTAGTAAAATGAAAGCAGAAGAAATAAAATTACATTTTCAAAAATTGAATGAGCAGAAAATAGAATTGAATTTAGTTAATGACATAGATTCTCAAATAGAGAACGGGAATAAATTAATGACTGAATATAATGATTTTCAAAAAAGAGCAGATTTAAGTGCTAAAATGGCTGAAAATTCAGCAAAAAGAGCAGTTGAATTATCACAAAAAGCATTATCACAAGCAAAAGAATTAGGTGTTGATACTAAGATTTTTGAAAGTAGATTGTCTATGGCAAAAGATTTAGCTTCAAGAAGTTCTAAGTCTAAAATAGTTATTCTATAATGAAAACCTACTTAGCAAAATTTAACCCTAAAAAGAACGGAGGTGTTTACGCAATTTCTTTAGTTGAAAATCCAGCGATGGAGGGTTTATTTATTGCTTTGTCAAAAAATGAGCCTATTCAACTAAAAGAAGTTGATTCCGAGAAACGTATTTTAATGGGTTTAGTTTTAGAGCCTAACAAACCAATATACAGAAATCAGGGAGGTGAAGAATTTAATATAATGTTTGATGAGCAAACAATTGAAGAACTTTCACACTCATTTTTTAAACTAGGGTATCAAAAAAATTCAACGATTGAACACGACCCTAAGCAACAAATTGCAGGAGTAACTTTTGTTGAAAGTTGGATAGTTGAAAATCCTGAAATTGACAAATCAACAAACTTTGGCTTTAGTTATCCAAAAGGAAGTTGGATTGCGACTATGAAAGTCGATAGCGACGAGGTTTGGAATAATTATGTTAAGACTGGAAAAGTTCAAGGATTTTCAGTTGATGCAATGTTATCACTAGAAGAAGTAAATTTAAAAACAATTATTAATATGGCAAAAGAAGAAGAAAATAGTTTAATACAACTATTAAAAGAGCTTCCGAATCAAATCAAAACCGCCTTAGGTTTAGACAAAAAAATTCAGTTAGGTTCGATTAAAACCGAAGATGGAAAATTGAATATTATGTACGATGGCGAAATGATGACAGTAGGAGGTAAAGTTTATGTGATTGCAGAAGATGAATCAGAAGTTCTAGTTCCTGCTGGTGAGTACGTTCTAGAAAACGGAATGACTTTAATAGTAAAACAAGATGGAGTTATCGATTCAATTTTAGAAGTAGCAACAGAAGAAGCACCAGAACAAGAAGAAGCAGAAATGGCAAAACCAGAAGCTCCGAGCGAGGGTAAAGTTAATCAAGACGAAAAAATTGCAAGTGAAATTGAAAGTGCAATTAAATCAATTTTGATTAAGTATTCAGAGCAACAAGAAACTATAACTCAATTGAAAGCGCAACTTGAAGAAATTGGTAAACAACCAAGTTCAAAAGGAATTAAACAAGCAGAAACTCAAATTGATTTATCAAAATTACGACCAGTAGAAAAATTTAGATTAACAAAATAACAAAAAAAAGAAATGGCAATTACTTACAATTCAGTAGACATTAGAGGTGTAGCAGCAGAACCTATTATCGAAGAGTTACTTTTCGAAAATGAAACAATTGCAAAAAGTTTAGTTAGCTTTGAAACAGACGTTAAAGCAGAAACAATATTTACAGAAGCAAGCGCAGAGGCAACAATGCAAGCTTATACTTCTGGTGTACCAACATCGGCAGGAGATTTGAACGCTTTTGATACAGTGGTAACACCTGTTAAAGTTCAATTTTATCAAGAGTTCGACCCAAATACGTTAAGATTTTCAAGATTTAAGCGTGATATGCCAGCAGGAGCGTGGGAAATTATGAGTACAGAATTTGAAAGAGTTGTTATAGGTGGTTTGTACGCAAAACAAATATCTTTGAGTGCAGAGCATAAATTTTGGAATAACGCAACAGCAGCGACTAAAACAGCAGTAGCGGCTTTAACAGCAGGAACAGCGCAAACATCAGTTGGTGCAGCTGAAAAAACATTAGTAGCAGCAACAACAGCAGGTTTGTTTGATGGTGTAATTACAAAAATGATTTACAATAACTCAAACGCATCAGCAACAGCAGGTGTAGGAGGTAGAGTAAAAGTTGCAGGAACTACAATTACTGCTACAAACATTAAAGAAGAGTATGACAAAGTTTATGCTGCAATTCCAGCAGTAGTTTTAGCAGGTAACACTGCACCACCTTACTTTTATGCTCCAAGAAGTCATAAGCAATTGATTAATATTTACAATAATAATCCTGCTAACTACAAAGATGCTTTTTCAGTAAGCGAAGATAAAACAAAATACTTCTTTAATGGTGTTGAAATTGTTTTCGTTCCAATTCCTGAAAATGTAATTATAGCAGCTAAAAAAGAGCATATCTTTTGGTGTACTGATTTACAAGCAGATATTAACACAATGCAAATCGATAAGATTGCAAACAACCGTGAAGATATGTTCTTAAAAAATAACTTTACTGAAACTGCACACATAGCGAATCAGAAGTTTAACGTTTTATACGTAGGTTAATTAAAGTAACAAGGGTAGTTTAGTTACTACCCTTTTTTAAAAAATATATAGATATGGCATGCGATATTACAGCAGGTAGAGTAAGACCTTGCAAAAATAGTTTAGGGGGTTTAAATTCATTGTACCTTTTTAATTTTGTTCAAAATCCTTTTACGGTAACTAATGGAGTTGCAACTGCAATTAACCCATTACTAACGGAAGTATTTGAATACGAAATTGAGGGAGACGGTAACAACGTAGTTCAAACATTAACCTCTGATAGAAATTCAGGAACAAGTGTAAATGCTCAAGTATTAACTGCTAATTTGAAAAAAATTGACGCTACTACTTCTGCACAAATGAATTTACTAGCTTATAGTTACCCTATGGCGGTAGTAAAAGATAGAACTGGAATTTATCACGTTTTAGGAATTGACGATGGAATTGATTTTGTAGTAGCTGAACAAACGGGTGGTGCTAAAACTGAAATGAACGGTTACGTTTTGACAGGTAACGCAACAACAGGCGCATTAGCACCTAAATTAGATTCAGCAACAGTAACAGCATTTTTAGCTTTAGTGGATTAATATAATTTGATTTATTTGTTTTAGTTTTAAAACCCGATTTGTAACAAAATCGGGTTTTTTTACTTTTAAAAGTATGGTAGTAGCAAATCCACAATTAACGGAACATTCATTTAAAGTAATACCTAGATACTATTCTATAACGGGTGTTATTTTTGAACTTTACAACGAAGTAAGTAAGCAAACAGAAACGATTGATTGTGATATTACTTCTAATGATGGCATAATGACTATTGAGTTTGAAAAGGAATTTATGGAACAACAAAAGTTTAAAATAAAATTAAAAGATAATACGGGTGTTATTTTTCGTGGCAAACTAATAGCGACAAGTCAAGAACCACAAAACTACAAACAAACGAATAATATTTACGTTTATGAATAACAGAAAACCTATAAGTCCGAGTGATATTCGTTTAATACAATTGAACAATTACATAAGACCTAAAATACAAGAGAATAAATCAAAAAGAATGGTAATGAATGGTGTTAACAACCAATTCTACCAAGACGTAATTGATTGTAAAAATGGCAGTCCAACAAATAGCGCAATTCTTAGAAGTTATTCCGACTTGGTTTATGGGCAAGGCATAAGAGCAAGTAACGCAGGTGTTAATACTAGCGATTGGTTGCGTTTTAAAACCATTCTTAAAACTAAAGATTTAAGAAGAATTATTGACGATTATTGCTTACAAGGCGAAGCGACCTTTCAAGTTATAAAAGCGAAAAATAAAAAAGAATTGGGTTCGATTCTACATTTGCCAGTTGAACGCACCGCACCCGCAATTGAGAATGATGAAGAGGAGATTGAAAGCTATTGGTACTGCAGAGATTGGAAAAGACAACAAAAATTTCCACCTATTGAGTTTCCTGCTTTTGGTTACTCAAATGAAAATATCGAGATTTATAAAATGTTACCTTATTCAGCAGGCCAATCGTATTTTTCAAGTCCTGATTATATGGCAGGGTTGCCTTATTGTCAAATGGAGGAAGAGATTGCAAACTACTATATTAACCATATAAAAAATGGCTTATCTTTTGGATATATTATTAATATTCCAGACGGTAATAGTTTAAGTCCAGAAGAAAAGGATATTTTAGAATCTAAAATAAAACAAAAACTAACAGGGTCATCAAACGCAGGGAGATTTGTGTTATCATTTAATGGACGTGATGCTGAAATCACAGTAACACCTTTACAAGTTAATGATGCACATAAGCAGTGGGAGTATTTAACGGCTGAAAGTCGCCAACAGATTATGACAGCGCACCGAGTTGTTAGTCCGATGTTATTCGGAGTTAAAGATTCAACTGGTTTTGGTAACAATGCCGATGAATTAGATACAGCAGAGGCACAATTAATGAAAAGAGTAATTGCACCAAAGCAACAGTTTATAATTGATTGTTTACAGGAAGTTTTAAATCATTACGGAATTAACTTAGACTTATATTTTAAACCATTGACAGATGTTCAAAATACACAATTAAGTTCCCACGTTTGTTGTAGTGACGAAAAAAAAAAGACTGATTTAGATGCTTTTATTGATTTAGGAGAGGACGAAGATTTAGAGAATTGGGATTTAATCGAAGTTAAACCAGTTGATTACTCAGAATATGAAGTAGAACTAGCAAGTACAGGAACGGCAAGTCCATTAAATAAATCTAGATTTGATTTGTTTGATACTATTACTAGATACAGATATGCAGGTAGAGATTCAGGGCAAAGGGAGTTTTGTAATAAAATGGTAAGAGCAAAAAAGATTTATAGGATTGAAGATATTGAAGCAATGAGAAACGTTCCTGTAAACGCAGGTTTTGGTCCAGAAGGAGCTAACACTTACGATATATTTAAGTACAAAGGTGGAGTTAATTGTTACCATTTTTGGGAAAAATTAACATACAAGCGAAAAAACGAAAACACTAAAGTAGATGTGAAATCGCCAATAGCAATTGATAAAAGCAACAAACAACCTGCAAAAGGTTTGGCAGGAGTAGAACCTATAAATATGCCAAATAGAGGCGCATTAAATAAATAAAACAAATGGAAGTACTTTTTATATCACCACAGGAACTATCAAACACAACCATTTTAAGCGGTAACGTTGATGTTGACAAATATACTTTTTGTATAGCAAACGTTCAAGTGACGGTTATTGAACCAATGCTAGGCACAATATTATACGATAAGTTAATTGATGATTTAGAAAACGATACTTTATCGGGTTTGTACTTAGAAATGTTTAATGAATTCTTAAAGCCAATTGTTAAACACTATTCAGTAGGGCAGTATATTGAAATCGCATCGTATATTTTAGACAATGGCGGTCTTTATAAACATACAGGCGAGAATATAGAAGTAGTTGACAAACAAGAAGCGCAATTTTTAGCCAATAAGTATAATGCTATGGCGCAAATGTTTGTCGGTAGGTTTGATAAATGGATTATTAAAAATAGACTTCCCGAATATAAACTTTATCAAGACGAGGTTAACGCCCGAAAAGATGTAAAGTTAACGGCAGGTTGGAAGTTAGATAGCGACGTTAGAGATACAACATCATGGCGACAAGTATATTAAGCGGAAGAGATAGAGTTTGTAAAAATAGTCAAGGCGGTATTCAGAATCTTTGGCTATTTCCTTATGTAAAATACAATCGTAGTCAGATAATTACTAACGGTAACGTACTTACAAATTTTCCAACTACTACTATTTACAGATTTAACGTAAATAGTAATCCTACACCGACATCAACGCAAGCGGAAAATGCAGGTGGAAAATATTACGATATGGCTATATCTTTAGATTTTATTGGAAGTAATGATTCCGAAAATCTACAAAAGCTATTAAAAAAAGATTATCGTTTAATCTTTCAAGACAGAAACGGATTATTTCGTATTTTTGGCTTGTATACAGGTTTAATTTGTGAAAGCTTAACATTTAATACAGGAAGCGCTAAAACTGAATTAAACGGCTTTAATTTAAGTTTTAACGGTCAAGAAGAAAAGGGTAGTTTTTTTATAAACGACTTAGAAAATGCAGGATTTTTTGATGCTGATTTTGATTACAGAATTACGGAAGCAGGAGAATTTAGAATTTTGGAAAATAACGAATTTAGAATTATAAATAATGGCTAAAAAAATAACAGATTTAGACGATATCGGAACACCACATCCAAACGATGTGCTAGAAATAGTTGATGTTTCCGCAGGTGTTAGTAAGCGTGTTAAAGTTAGTGAAATTGGCGGTTCGGAAACCCCAACGCTTCAAGAGGTATTAGATAACAATCACGATTTATTAAATGGTGTTTTTAACGTTGGAACTACCGCTGGATTTTTAAATGATGGTATTAATCAGAATTCTTTAGGGACTGGTGCTGGCTCGGTAAATACCGGAGATAATCAAAACGCTTTAGGCGACCAAGCTGGGAAAGGTAACACGGGTGACAATCAAAATGCTTTAGGATTTTATGCTGGTCTAGGCAATATAGGTAGTAATGTGAACGTATTAGGTTTAGAAGCTGGTTTTAATAACGAGGGCGATAATTTAAACGCTCTAGGTTTAAATTCAGGTTTAAATAACACGGGTAGAAATGTAAACGCTTTAGGTTTAGAATCTGGTCTTGACAACACTTTTAACAACGTTAATCTGTTCGGTCAAAACGCACAAGCCGATGAAGATGGACAAACTGTATTTGTCAAAGAAGATGGCATTATGGCAAGACTATCAACTGCTGATTTAACAGAAACTAGAAAATACGGTTTACAAGATTCAGATGGTACTATTGCGCATTTAAATGATATTCCAACAGGGGAACTTGCAAATTTAGATGAAGTAGGCACTAACGAAATTGTAAATCACGCTGTTACCAACAACAAACTAGCAAATATGAATGCTAATACAGTTAAAGGTAGATTAAGTGGAAATGGAACGCCTCAAGATATTGCAATGGCTAATTTACCAATTAGTACAGCTACACAAAATGCATTAAATCTAAAGCAGAATAATTTAGGATATACACCATCTCAAACTTGGTATAGTGCATTAGATGGTACAAGTGTTGCTAATACACTTACAATTACACCTACATACACGCAATTAATACCAGCGAATACATTTGCAGAAGGCGATGTTGTTGATATATTTTTTAGGTGGGCTTGTTTATCTGCAAAATCAACTGTTACAAGTTCTATTATGTATATTAATACAACAAACAATTTATCAACGGGAAGTCCTATACAAGTAGGAATAGCAAATTCTGGAACTACTGGAAGAATTTTTCAAATGTCAAGAAATTTAGCAGTAAAAGCTGCTACAACTAGAGTTGTATCTTCTACTACTGCACTGCCATCAGATATAGGTAGTGTTGTTGGTTTAAGCAGTTTAAATATAAATTGGAATGTTGACCAATTTATAATATTTGCAATAAGTCACTCAACTGCTGACCAACCAGCAACATTTGGAGATTTTTACAGAATTACTAAAAATTAAAAAAAATGAATGTAACTAAAGAATTACTAGAAAATGGGTACATAATCCACAACGACAAACAAATTAGTGTAGAAGTTGATGGACAAGTAATATTATATACCGTTGAAGATACAGAAAAATTTGTAAAAGATAATAAGCTATGAAATTATATTTAATTACTTTTTTAAAATCTTTAATTATTTGTATATTGACTTTTATAACACCGATAAAAGGATTAATTATATTAACAGGACTTGCGGTATTGTTTGATACATTATTCGCAATTTATATGAGTATAAAATTAAAAGGCTGGAGTAGTTTTAAAAGTACTAAACTTTTCAATATTGTAGTTAAAACTTTCTTTTATTTTGGTTCAATTATATTAGCTTATTTTGTAGATAAACATATTATTGAAAACAATAATATTTTTGGAGTGCCGTTATTAATTAGTAAAGTAATTACGGTATTCTGGTTGTATATTGAAATTAAAAGCATTGATGAAACTTCGCAAAAGTTAGGCAATAAGTCATTTTATTTTACGATAAAATCGATAATTTCAAAAGCTAAAGACTTGAAAAAAGATATTAACGAATTTAAAGAGTAAATTATGGATCAAATAACAATAGACAGAATTAAGTTAATGCATCCTGACAAAAGAGAGTCATTAAGGCAAATTTATATTTCCATTAATAACAAACTACCTAAAGGAGTTAGATTACGTTTTACGCATACTTACAGAACTTTTGAAGAACAAAACTTTATGTTTAGTCAAGGTCGTAGTCGTAGCGGTTCAATTGTAACAAATTCAAGAGGGTGGCAATCTATTCACAATTACGGACTAGCCTTTGATATTGTAATTTTATTAGATGAAGATAAAAACGGAACTTTTGAGAAAGCGGTTTGGAATGGTAAACATTTTAATTTTGTAGTTTCAGAACTTGAAAAGTTAGGCTTTGAGTGGGGCGGTCGTTGGAGGTTCAAAGACAAACCACATTTTCAATATAAAAAAGAAAATGGGACAAGCTACAAATGGCAAGAATTAAAAGCGTTATTAGATAGCGGTCAATTAACAAAAAGTAATGGTGTAAATTATCCTAAATTATGAACACAATCGACAAAGCAATATTAATAGATGTATTTAAAAGAACTTGGAAGTATCTTTTAATTGTGGTCATTATAATCTTATTATACAAACAATGCAACCAACAACCGCAATTAGTCACAAAAATAGTAACTAAAGAAGTTAAAGGAAAATTTCAAGAAGTGAAACCGATTCATGATACTATTTTGATAACTCGAACTTTAACAAATTCAAAAGAAGACAAATTTTTGCAAGGTCAAATTGAGCAGTTGATAAAAGAAAATAAAGGATTAACCGAGTATTTTAACGAGGCATCTGATAGTGTTCGGTTGTTAATGTACGAAAGAGCCGTTGAATTAAAATCATTCGCTCATACGTTTGAAAACGATACGATAAAAGCAACTACTAGCGGAATTGTGCAAGGCGAAGTTAAAAGCATAAAACTAGATTACACAATCAAACCACAAACGATTGAAATTCCAAAGCCAAAAGAAAAGGTTTTTAGCTTGTTGGCTGGTGGAGGTTTTGGAATCGATACAGAATTAAGACAACCTATTTACAAAGCAAATTTAGGGTTTCAAAATAAAAAAGGAAACGTTTATTTTGCCTCGTTTCAAAGAATAGGAAGTAACGATTTTATCACTGCTGAAATTAATTTTAATATTTTTTCGATTAAAAAGTAAAAAATAAAACCGCTTTAAACCCTTGCTATTCATAGTGAGGGATTTTTTTTGCAAAATTTTAACATTTAATTGTATGCAATACAATATAATTATATATATTTGTACTCAGATAACAACAAATAAAAAAAAATATTATGACAATCACAAGAACAACATCAAATGGCACTCAGGAAGTTTTAACCGTAAATGGTTTTAAAAGCAGAGAAGTAGTAGAAAGAGATAATATTGAAATTCAATATTTCGATAATTTAGAGGGGTCTAAAAAAGTAAAAGAATTAAAAGCAGATTGCAGATTGCCACAAATGAAAAAATCAATAACTTTAAATTATTCTTAATTATGAAAAATTTTCTACAAAGCAAACGTTATCAATTAACAAGTGCTTATTTAATTTTAATTTATCTAATCATTCAAATTTCGAGAATATGAAAAACATACATAATATTAAAGAAAACATCTACATCACTAATAATGAAGAAATTAAAGATGGAGATTGGTGTTTGCACAATTCAAGGGTTAAACAAGCTACACAGGAAGTTTTAGGATTTGCCAATAAATTTGCTAAAAAAATCATCTTAACAACAGACCAAGACTTAATCAAAGACGGGGTACAAGCTATTGATGACAATTTTTTAGAATGGTTTGTGAAAAATCCAAGTTGTGAGTTTGTAGAAGTTAGAAAAGAAAAGTATTCTGAAAGATTTGATAATGATAAATCTCCAATAGGTAATCCTGACACTTGGGGTAATAGGTGGTTAATAATCATCCCGAAAGAAGAATCTTGTGATAACTGTAATAATGAAATTTGTTGTTGCATAATTAGAACACAAGAAACACTTGAAGAAGTTGCTAAAAGATTATATCCACTTAGTGCAATTCCAAGAAAATTGTGGCTAAGAGGTGCTAAATGGCAACAAGAACAATGTAAAAAAGATTTAGATGCACATGACGAAGAAGTGTTAAGAATTATTACTTCTTGTAAAGAATATTTATCTTTTGGTGATGAATTTAATGAAAAAAAATGGTTTGAACAATTTAAAAAAAAATAAAATGAAAAAACAAGTAGGTGCGCCACCAAAGATTAAAGGCGAAAAGAAAATGTTACGAATTTCCAGAGTAGTTCCATCGGCACAATTCGAGCCGTTAAGCAAAGAAATTAACGAATTAATTAATAAAGCACAGAATCAAGCATTAGATAAATGCGTAAATGAAAATTTAAAAACTACAAAATAATGGAAACATTCAATATTAATTACGAGGGTATTAACTACGAAGTTACTGGCGAATATGAAGAAAGCGACGACGAAGTAGGCTACAAAGGCGGTTGGACGACAATCGATGTTTGTATCGACGGAAACACAATCTTTAACCATTTGAAAGAGTGGGTTATTGAGAAATTGGGAGTATTAGTATTAGAAAAAATTTAAAAATTAAGAAAATGAAAAACAAATTTAAAATAAGTCGAGAGGTTTTACTTCAATTAGCAAATAACAATAGTTATAGCGAAGAAATTCTAAAAAAAGAATGTCCGAAGTTGTTTGAGAGTGAAATTGAAATCAATAATTATTATTGGGTAAAACACGAAAATTTACAAAATTCTTTAGTTTTTATTCAAGGTAAAGAAGTTGAGTATACTTACGGATTTAATCATTATTTTGAATGGACAGAAATTTATAGAAATAATCTGTTACATACAAAATACAAAAAAGATATTATTAAAAAAGCCACACCACAAGAAGTTGAAACTGCTTTAATTAAAGAGGCTAAAAATAGAGGGTATGTTGATGGTAATTATAAATGTTTAAGAGGCGAAACAAAACAAAATCGTAAGCGTTTTTATTATAATTTAGAAATGAATGAATTAAGAATAGCAAATGAATATTATTATAATGTTATTTTTCAAAACGGAACTTGGGCAACCATAATCGAAACCCCCACCGACATAATAACAATAGTTGAGAAATACGGAAAAGATAAAGTGATTAGTTTAATTGAAAAAATGTAAGGTTATGAGCGAATTATACACAATAGACAAAACACCAAGTACAGATTTAGAAAAGTTCCAAGCGTTAAGAATTGAGGCGTTGGAACGTGAACTTGAAAGAGCAAGAATATTGCTTTTAGAAATTAAATCAGCAATGGAAAACTACACAAATAACATCGACGTTGTTGCCGAAGTAGTTGATGATTTTAAACATTTTTCAGCGTAATGAATACAAAAAAAGTAAGCAAAGAAACTGAAATTGAAATATTAACACTATTTTACAACGGGTTTACAAATATGCAGAAAATCAGTAATATTGTAGGTTTTAGTTTACCAACTATTAGTAGAGTTATAGGGCAATCTTTTGAAAATGGTGTTAATTTAAACAAAGGACTTTTAATTTTAGAAAGCAAAATGAATTATGACATTTAAAAAAGGAAACCACCACACAACAAGTGAGCACACCGAGAAATCGTTAGGTGGTAAAATTACAACTTGTTGGAGTACTGGTTGTTTGTCAGGACTTGAACCCGAGTACAATCCATTTAACAAATATAATCACGGATTTGCACACGTAAAGTTTGATAAGAATGGAGATTACTAGGTTAAAAATATTCGCATTATTGATTATAAAATTGTGTAGTTATGAAAAAAATAAAAATTACTTTTAAAGAATGGCATTATCAATGTGGTGATAAGTGTTGTGATAATTACGGCACAATTTTATTATTAAATGATAAAGAATTAGAACACCCAGACCCAGAAATATTTGATAATGGTTATATTGGAGTAGATGTACAAACGGCATTACACGCAGTATTAAAAGAATTAGGGTATGAAGTTGAATTTGATAACGAAACAATATGAGTCTAAGCAAATTGCAGAGAATTAAAATAGTAATGAATTATTACTACAAAAAAGGATATAATTCTGAAAGAGTCAACGAGGTTTATCGTAAAATCATAAGTAAATGCAAAATTTGCGGTTTGCAAAATGGAAACCACAAAATGAGTTGTTATTTTAACAAAGCGAAAAAGGGTTTATAGTAGCTTAACTCCAAACCTGAAACCCTGATGGTGCAAAAATCAACATCAGACAGACCACGAAGTAATTTTCAAGGAGTGCAGTTAGGGAGTTTAATTTAAAAAATATTTAGAAATTAATTTGCATTATAATTATTTTTGTTTATATTTGCATAAATAAAATATCTGGTCAATGAATAGATAATTTATAGTTATTATAAATAACAATAATCTATTGCCTAAGTTAATTTTATTTACTAAATTTGTATTAGTAGAGTCGTCGCTACATTAACAATATAATAAAATTCCACTACCGATAAAGACGACGACCTTTTGAAGTAGTGGTTTTTGCTTTATGGAAGTTTGGAAGAAAATTAAAGATTTTGAAGATTATGAAGTTTCTAATTTAGGGAATGTTAAAAGTTTAAAATATGGTAAACAGAAAATATTGAAGCCTGGCTTATCTAAAACTGGTTATTTTCACGTAAATATATGTTACAAAACAAAATTAGTACATTAATTAGTTGCAATAGCTTTTTTAAATCATAAACCTTGTGGTTATAAATTAGTAATTAATCATAAAGATTTTAATAAATTAAATAATAAATTAGAAAATTTAGAGATAGTTACTTCAAGAGAAAATTGCAACCATAAACATATTAAATCTTCAAGTAAATATACAGGAGTTTCTTTTAAAAAGTCTCGTAATAAATGGATATCATATATATATTTTAATGGAAAACAAGTACAACTTGGCTCGTTTGTATCAGAAATTGAAGCAAGTAATGCTTATGAAAATAAATTAAAAGAATTAAATAAGTTAGGTCAGTAACTTTTAAAAACAAAATTAATAACGCCTCTTTTAATGCTTAATTCTGACCGATTAAGATTTTTAAAGGAGGTTTTTATTTTATAATTATGGAAAAATTAATCACACACGAAATTGAACAAAAAAGAAACGGAGCAAAAATTGTTAGAAACTTTTTTATCAATACAGACAAAACAAATTATTTAACTTTAGCACATTCTCACTTCACAAAGTTAGACAGAAAAATTGCTAAATTAAATCATAAAGCTAATTTGGTTAGTCAACTTTAAATTGGCTTAATAATAACGGATTTAAACAAATAGAAATTATGAGTAATACACAAGTTACCACGCAAAAAAAGGGATTTTCTCAATTATTAGAAAGTCCAGCTATAAAACAAAGAATTGAGGAGGTTTTAGGAGAGCGTAAAACTCAATTTATAACAAGTGCATTAAGTTTATTTAATTCAAATAATCAACTACAAAATTGCGAACCAGCATCTATATTTAATGCGTGTTTGACTGCAACAAGTTTAGGTTTACCGATAAATAATAATTTAGGGTTTGCTTATATTATTCCTTATGGTAAAGAGGCACAATTTCAAATAGGTTACAAAGGTTTTAGACAATTAGCAATTAACTCAAATCAATACAAAGCACTTGAGGTTAAAGAAGTATTTGAAGGACAATTTATAGAAGATGAAAGTTTTTTAGGTTATCACTTTGACTGGAAAGCTAAAACAAGCGATAAAATAATAGGTTACGCATCATATTTTAAGTTACTAAATGGATTTGATAGTATTTATTATTTAAGCGTTGCAGAAGTCGAAAAACACGCTAAAAAATATTCGCAAACTTATAAAAAAGGTTTTGGAAATTGGAAAGATGAATTTGATAAAATGGCAAAAAAGACGGTTGTTAAATTACATTTGAATAGTGGTTTTGCTCCTTTGTCAATTGAAATGCAAAAAGCACAAGAAGTTGACCAAGCTATTATTACAGATAAGGGCTATAAATATACAGATAATGAACCTATGGATTTGGACGAATTAAACCAAAATGAAGAAGATAAAAGAACTATTGATTTTTTAAATAATTGTGAAGCATTAGAGCAATTTAACGAGTTAAAAAATAGCGTCCCAGATGATGTTGTTTTAAGATTAACTGCAGAATTTACAGAAATAGAAAATCAATTATTAATAAAAGAAAAAACAAAGTAAAAAAATGGAATTACAAGGTAAATTAATATTTAAAAGTGAAGTTCAACAAGTAACTGAAAAATTCAGTAAAAGAGATTTTGTTATTGAAACAAACGAGCAATATCCACAACAAATAAAATTTGAATTACATCAAGATAGAACAGATTTAATTGATGTTTATGAGTTGGAAGAAATTATAAACGTATCTTTTAATTTAAGAGGACGTAGTTATACAGATAAACAAGGCGAAACACAATATTCTAATACTTTACAAGCGTGGAAAATACAACGTTAAAATTTGATAATTACTTATTTCGTTGCAGTAGTTTAGGTAAACTATTAACCGAGCCACAAAGCAAAGCAGATAAAGACGCTGGGAATTTAAGTAAAACAACTGAAAACTATTTAAAAGAAATTCATAAAGAAGTTTTATTTAAACGTAAAAAAGATTTGGTTTCTAAATATTTAGACAAAGGAATACAAGTTGAGGAGCAATCCTTAACTTTGTATTCAAACTATACTAAAACACCATTTTATAAAAACAAAGACTTTTTTAAAAATGAGTTTATTTGCGGAACTCCTGACAACGCAAAAGGTAAAATTCGAGATATAAAAAGTAGCTGGGATTATTCAACGTTTCCTTTTTACGATACTAAAATTACTAATAATGATTATATCGCACAACTTAACGGATATATGGAATTAAGCGGAATTAATGAAGCAGAATTGATTTATTGCTTAGTTGATACACCTCATAAAATAATCAACGATGAATTAAGACGTGCAGATTGGAAGTATAATATTATTGACGGAAATGGTAACGTAAACGATGAAACAATACCATTAGTAGTTGAAATAGTTTCAAATATGATTTACACTCACGATGGTTTACTTGAATATTGCGAAACAAACCCAGCAGTAAAAATTGATTGGTTTATTGATTTTAGAGAAGTACCCGAAAAATTAAGAGTAAAAGTATTTAAAATTAAAAAAGATACTGAACTAATAGAAAAATTATACTCACGAATTTTTAAAGCACGTGAATACTTAAATAATTTATCTTTAGAAATTGCAGAAATTTTAGTATAAATGTTTTTTATATCGAAATAATGATTATATTTGTCGTGTAGTTGCCTCATCACATTATAGCAACGTCAGAATTATACATTGTCCTACAATGAAACCGAAGTGATGAGCGGTGGAATTGTGGGACTTTTGCATTTAAAATTATGGATTACTTTAAATTAATACGAGATTGGTGGGACTTTGCGTTTGAGAACCCTGAAAAGGTAAAATCAAATCATTCCGCTTTATATTTGTTTATTTTAGAACATTGCAATCGTTTAGGTTGGAAAACTAAATTTGGTTTACCTACAACTATGGCAAAAGATGCTATTGGTATAAGAAGTTATAATACTTATATTATAACTTTAAATGATTTGATAGGTTTTGGTTTTATAGAATTGATTGAAAAATCAAAAAATCAATACTCAAGCAATATAATTGCTATATCATATTTTGATAAAGCACTTGATAAAGCACTTGATAAAGCATTTATAAAGCACGATATAAAGCAAAGTGAAAGCACTATGCGAAGCATTGATAGTATAAATACACAATATACCAATATACCAATTAACAATATACAAAATACAAAAGAGGGTTTTAGTGAAATTGAAATTTTACCAATAAACAACCAAGAACAAAAAAGAAAAAAAGTTGCGCCAAAAAAAGAAATAAATTTGCCGAATGAATTTATAGAAATTTGGGATTTATGGATTGAATACAGAACCGCAAAAAAAATAAAGAATTATGCAAATGATAAATTTGAACAAATGGCAGTTGACAAACTTATAAAGTTTTCAAATAATAATCCAGTAATTGCAAAACAAATAATTGAAGAATCAATAACAAACTCTTGGACTGGGTTCTTTGAGTTAAAAACAAAACATAACAATGGAGAACAAATTACAACAAAGCAACAATTCAGATTTGATAGTTCAGAAGCAGTCAAGACCATTACTGGCAGTAATTAACGAAGATTATCCAAAAATAAGACTTGTAACCGATAATTCAGAACAAGATGGATTGATTAATTATTTAATAACTCTATTGAATATTAAAGTTTCAAACGAATTAGAAAAGCAAGATTTACAAGTTCAAATGTTAGTTATATTGGATTTTATAAAAAGTAAATTTGGATTTCTAACTATTCCGGAAATTAGAGAAGCGTTTAAAATGTATGCGGCTAAAGATTTTGGACACAAAGATATTTTTAGACAATTAGATACGATAGTAGTTTCTGATGTTTTAAATAAATTTATGACTTTTAGAGCAGATAATTTAAGAAAATACAATCAAGATAAGCAAGCATTAATACAAAATAAATCAATGGAAATTTCGGAACAAGAGAAAAACCAAATTATGATTGATGCAGTTAATAAAAAATATTCTGAATACTTAAACACAAATGAAGTTGAAGAACCATTTAACCACGTATTTAAAGAACTTGTTGAAATAGGCAAAATAAAGATGCCAACAACAGAAACGCCAAAAATAGCTGAATACTATCAAAAGAAGTTAACCGATGCACACGCTAAAATATTGCGAGAGTATGGTTTAAAAAAGTCAGTTGATGCAATAGAACGAAATAAAAACAAAGCTATAATTAATGCTTTAATCAACAATACAGAAAATCAAGATGCAAAAGCAAAGATTGAAATAAGAGCAAAGAAATTAGTTTTAATTGATTATTTCAATAAATGCAAAAATGAAAGTTTGACTAAAATTTTATAGTTATGGACGCTAAAGAAAAAAATAAAATCAAGTGTAGAGAATATTATCTAAAAACAAAAGATAATCTTTCAGAAGAGGTTAAAGAAAAAAGACGTGAACAAGCTAAAGTTAGACAAAAAATATTTTACGAAAGAAACAAAGAACTTTGTAAGTTAAGAGTTTATAAAACACGAATTAAAAATTTAGAAAACAAAGAAGTTATTAAAAAAAAACTTCAAAAGTATGAATGTTTAATTACCGAAAGCGAAATAAAATTTATCAAAGAATTAAATTTAACTTTAGCAATTAGAAAAGCACCACGATTAACTATGTGGAATAAAAAAATAAGTAAATGGAATTTTAAAGATTTTAAAAAATTACAATCACTTCTAACTTAAAAACTAAACAAATGAAAGTACAAGACCAATATAAAATTAAGCCTGAAACCCAATCTTGCCAAACGAGTGTTATTGATAGTTCTTTAAATAAATTTATTTCTAAACTTCCAATAGTTTATGATTGGGTAAATTATAAAAGCGAAGATGTAGTTGCTTCAATAAATGTTGAACGCACTTTAAAAGCAAAAAAAGCAATGATGGATATTAGTTATTGCATGACGAAAGCATTTAACAATATTCATTTAAAAACTGTAATGTTTAATAAAAAACATTTCAAAAAATCAAAATTAAGTGATAGTGACATCGATTGGTAGAATTATCACTAACGTTTTTGCTTTACGCAGGTGGCGGTTTCAAAGCACTACAATTTCAATTTAATACAAATGTTTAATCAAGGCACTAACGCTGAATTTTGCACTAAACCCGTCATATTGCAAAACACGTGTTACCTGCCGTATTTCTTAATCAAATGAGTAATTTACAGAGAAAAACAAACGCCTGCTACGGCATAGAATGTTGGCTGAGAAGTCAAGGATTAAAAGTAACGACAAAAACTGTTTCAGAAATTACAGCGTCTTTTCTAAAATCAAAAGGTCTACCATACACAAAATTTAACCCAAGATACAAAGGACTATTTAATGCAGGTATTTGTAATGCTGAAACAGTTCAAGAAAACTTTAAGGATTTCAAGGCGTTTGTTGTCGAAAATTATGTGGGCACTCCTGTCGCTTAATATGGCAGGTAACGGTTCTCGGTTTGCCGTCAGGGCGGGGCTTTGAACCACAAAACTTGAATAGAATTACTAAACTTAAAAATTAAGAACAAATGTCAAATAGAATTACTGAACAGCCATTTTGCCAAACCCGTGTTAGTGGCAGTATTTTTGTGAACGCAGACTGCTTCGATGTTTTTCCTTTTATTGAGGACAAATCAATTGATGCTATTATTTGCGATTTACCTTATGGAACTACTAACTGCAAATGGGATTCTGTTTTAGACTTGAATAAGCTTTGGGAGCAATACAAACGAATACTAAAAGAAAATGGAGTAGTGATTTTATTTGCACAAACACCATTTGATAAGGTGCTTGGTTGCTCAAATTTGGAATGGTTAAAATACGAATGGATTTGGGAAAAAACACAAGCAACTGGATATTTTAATGCAAAGAAAATGCCTATGAAAGCACACGAAAACATTTTAGTATTTTACAATAAAACTCCAAAGTTTAATCCACAGAAAACAGAAGGGCATAAACCTGTAAATACCTACACCAAGAAAGCCGAAGTTTGTAACAAAACAGAAGTATATGGCAAAGTAAAACAAGATGTAAGTGGAGGTGGAGAAACTGACCGATACCCAAGAAGTGTACAAGTTTTTGCTTCAGATAAACAGAAAACAAAGATTAATGGAACGATACACCCAACACAGAAACCACTTGCTTTACTTGAAATGCTTGTAAAATCATACACAATCGAAGGAGATATGGTATTGGACAACACAATGGGTTCAGGAACAACAATCTTGGCTTGTATTAAATTAAATCGCAAATCAATTGGAATAGAAAAGGAAAAACAATATTACGATGTCGCTGTTCGTAGGGCTTCGGAGTATTGCCACTAATGGCGTTCTGAGGCTTTGTGATGTTGCCGAAAAAACACACCTAAATCTATAAATTTAAGACAAATTATGAAAGCAAAAACAAATATTACAGTTCAAGACCAAGACGGAAATATCACAAAACCGCTGTTAGATGAAGTTTCTTTTAGCGTTGGAACTTACTCAATTATAAATGAGAATACTCCTAAATATTGCCATTGGAGCGAAGGATTAAAAATGGTAATTAGTAAAAACGGTATTACAATTAAATTAAATAGTGATGAAATTCAAGAATTAGTAAAATCTCTTCCGAGAACTATTGGCGGGTCTTACTGAAATTTCATCTAACGGTTCTCGGCTTGGCGAGGTTGGGAAAAGTATTCCAAAACTTCGGATTAATCACTAATTATAAAAACACAAAACTAAGATATATGTATTGGAATTGGATAAACGTATTTAATCACGAAAAATTTATAGGAAGTTTTTACACCGACAAATCAAAACGAGAAGAAGTTGTAAAAGAAATAAACGAAAAATATGGTCAAGGTCAATGGACAAGATTTACTTCCGAGTAGGTTATTAGCCTTACCTATAACGTTCGAGTGCTTGGCGAAGAAGCGGATAAACAAACCTAAAACTTCGATTAAGCCTAAAATTTAAAGACACAAAACAAACATTAAATTAATAACCGAACCCGCTTTTTTGCCAAACACTTGTTATGTGAGGTTGTGGGTTTTTAAAACAAAAATTATTATGAAAGGAATTAGAGTTTATTTTGATTATGGTTTTGGTCAATGTGGTTTAGGAACTTATATTTACGATGTAAAAACAAACAAAGTATTAATGTTTATTAAAGAAAAAGAATAGTTATGATTTTAGGAATTATTATTGGAATTGTTATTGGTATCATACTTTTTATGTTATTGATTACTTGGTATTGGAATAAAGATTAAATTAAAAATAAACAGATGAAAACACTAAATCAAAATACAGGCGTATTTTTACAAGAAGATGCATATTATACCAAAGAAGATATTTTTAACTTATACAGACTTCAAAAACAATTATTGATTGAAGAAAATTTAATTGCTAATATTTTTGAATGTGCTAATATATGGCAAAGATATTCTTCTGATTTGTCGGCAAGTTGGTTATTTTTTCCTGAAAAAGATGAAGATATTTTAAAACAAGTTTCAAGTAGCGATTATTTTACAAATTATTACGATTATGCAGAAAATGATTGCAAACATCCGAAAGAACAAAGAGCTTTTATAGGCAATAATCTTTTGAGATGCGGAGTTTGTGGCGAAGAGTTTTCGTAACAATCTCACATAACGGCTACGGCTTGCATTAGTGCCTTTGCAAATAAAGACTAATCTTTCGGTTTATGACCGAACACAACAAATAAAAACAAAACTTTAAATTAATAACCAAGCCAAAGGCATTGATGCAAATTGCTGTTATGCGATGGCTTTAAATTCAACGACAAATGGAAAATAAAATTTTAGAAAACTGGAAACAAATTGAAGAAATTGAAAAACAAGTAAAAGAAAAAACAAATGACCCTGAAGCTGGTTTTAATGCTTCATCTTTTTGGTTAGGTGGAACTGGCAGACATTTAATGATTCCTTGTATGTATAGAACTAAAAAAGGAGAAAACTTTTCCAAATCGTACAAAGAAATGATGGTTTACGCTAAATTCTGTCCTTTTACTGGAAAACCTTTATACGAGGATTCTGTTGATAGCACTACATAAGCTATCGCATAACGGTCGAGTGTTGCCGAAGTGGGGGATTATTAGCACAAAAGCCCATTAAAAGCACTACTGCTGAACACAGTACAAATGTTCATTTAATGCACGTCTGCCCCCATTTTGGCAACACTATGTTAGCTGATGTGCTTATTGTCAAACGTAAATAATTTTAAAAAATGGAACAAAAATTCACGCCTAATAAATGGCACTTTTCACACAGAGAAATACCTAATGACCCTGATGGTATGTATGCAACGCAAGTTTATACAGAAGATGGCGAAACAATAGCAACTTTGGCTTGGTATCCAATGCCACAGCGAAAAGAAATTATTGATGGCGAACCTAAATTAGTAACTGGAACTTATCGTGAAGGAAATGCAAGACTAATAGCTTCTGCACCTGAATTATTAAAGGCTTGTCAAAACGCTTTAAAAGATGTTCAAAAACTAAACAAGCAATTAATTGAAGAAGGCAAGCACGGATATGTCCTAATGGAAAATGAATTGAATGAAGCTATTAAGTTGGCACTCGGTTCGTAGCATATCAGCTAACGTTATCAGGCTTAACGAGGTTGCCTTTAAAAACTCGCAAAACTTTAAATTAATAACTTATGTCAACAAATACAAAATCACCTGAAAATCAAACCGAAAGTGGCAATCTTGTTAAACCTGTGTTAGCAAATCGGCTTTGTTTTAGAGCGTGGATAGAATCAACTTTAGGAAATTATATGGCTATACAAGGCGAACCTGATTTAGAAACGTTGGGAAGTTTTATGCATCATTATTCAGATTGTAAAAATATAATGCAGTTTACAGGATTGCTAGATAAAAACGGAAATAAAATTTTTGAAGGCGACATTGCAACTTATAAAAGAAGCGTTGGAAATTGGACAGGACAAACAATGACAACTACTCATAAAATAATTTTCACAGAAGAAGTAAATGCTTTCGTAATGGAATACGGAAGTAGTTACATTAAATTGAGAAAACATTGGAATTACGAATATGAAGTAATAGGCAATATTTTTGAAAACCCTGAATTATTACAAACTACGTCATAAGCTGTTTGCTAACGTATGGTGCTTTGCGAAGGCGGGGCTTTTAACCACTAAATTTAATTAGAAAGATGAATGATATATTTAACGATAATGTTTCTTTGAAAACGGAAACCCCCGCTTTTGCAAAGCACGTGTTACCAGCAGTGCCTTCTTCGGAGGTGTATTTAGAAGATTGTGTAACGGCATTAAAACGCTTTAACGATAACCATTTTGATTTGGCAATAGTTGACCCGCCTTATGGGATTGGAGAGGCAAGTGCTAAAATACATACAAGGCATCATTCGCAAAAGAAATACACTATTAAAGATTGGGATAATGAACCACCAAGTGAAGAGTATTTTAGCGAACTGAAAAGAGTATCTAAAAATCAAATCGTTTGGGGAGCAAATCATTTTATTGAAAGGATAAATAAAAATAGCAGTTGTTGGATTGTGTGGGATAAGGACGGATTTGGAGACCAAGCTGATTGTGAAATAGCGTGGACATCATTTAAAACAGCAGTAAGAAAGTTTAAATACACTTGGAATGGTTTTAGACAACAGGACATGAAAAATAAAGAAGTTCGATTTCATCCCACACAAAAGCCTATTGCCTTATATGATTGGTTGCTTCACAATTACGCAAATCCAAACGATTTGATTTTAGATACCCACTTAGGAAGTGGGAGCAGTAGAATTGCAGCATATAAAGGCGGGTTTAACTTTGTAGGATTTGAAATAGACCAAGAATATTATGAGAAACAAGAAAAGCGTTTTAATGACTTTAAATCACAATTACGGTTGTTTTAGCGGTGTCGGTTCTGGCATTGCTGGTAACTCCTCGCTTGACGCATGAAAAGTATTACAATTATATCTTAAAAGCACTAAAATATGGAATTATACACCGAAGTTATTACTTTAAAAATTAGCAAAGTTCAAAAGCAAACTTTAGATAAATTAAGAAGTAGAAAAATAAAAGTAAGTCATTTTGTGCGTCAAGCTATAAAAGAAAAACTAGAACGTGATGCATCTGAATTAATCGATAAATCAAAAATAAAATACTGCCCGTTTAGTAACGGAAGTATAATTTTAAGGTAATAAAAAAACAAAAAAAATAGGTAGTTGATCTAAGCCATATACACACTAGTTTAAACAACAATGGTTACCTATTTTTAAATATTTTCACAAAAAACATTGATATTAAAAAATGATTTGTAAATTTGTTTAAATAAATGAAAATGTGTTAGATATACTTGCTAAAAAAGATACACAATGGCGTAAGATAGCTTTTAATATTTGCAAAGACAAATACCTTGCAGACGACTTAGTTAACGATATGTATCTAGCATTAGCAAACAACGAAAAGGCATCGAATGATTTTTATGTTATAATTGTAATTAGAAATTTATTTTTACATCACACCAAAACAAAAAAAGAAGTCAACATTGAAGATATTGTAATTACAGAATCAATTAACAACTTTGAAATTAATGATGAGCAATTAGAAACTTTAACAAATCTAAAATGGTGGGAAAAGGAATTACTAGAGTTATCTTTTGATTACTCACTTAGGGAACTAGAAAAAAAATACAATATTAATTACGCATTCATTCATAGAACTATAAAACGAATAAGAAATGAGCAGAAACAAAAAACAAAGTAAAGGATTAGGTGATACCGTTGAAAAGATAATTCACTTCACAGGATTGCAACATTTTGTAAATGGTGAAGATTGTGGGTGCGAGGAGCGAAAGCAAAAGTTAAACGAAATGTTTCCATACAGATTTAAAGCTAGATGTTTTACAGAAGCGGAATATACAAAGTGGACAGAATTTCAAGAAGTAAGAACACTTACTTTAAATACTGATCAAGTTAAATTTGTTTGTGATTTGTACGCTAGTGTTTTTAACAGACAAGTGTGGTATCCTTGCCCTGGTTGCGTAAAAGAAATGATTGCGATTATTGACAGATTAGATAAAGTATATGAAACTTATAAAAACTAAATAAAATGAAAAAACTATTATTACTATTATTAGCATTTCCGTTAATGGCGGTGCAATGTGAAGCAGATGAAGATTGCAACTGCGAAAAAAAACTTTATATGTATAGTCCACCAATGGGAAGCGGAGGCACAATATCAATTCCTGCACGATATACCTATGTGAGAAGTATTCCGAATCAATGCGGTGAAACTACAACTTTTTACGAGCCTGAATATGGGTCAGACTATAATCGTTACAAATTGGATTGTGATTAAACAGATTTTTTTCAGATGGAACAGCAACAAGAGGTTAAAAAGCAAAATGGAGGTAAAAGGGAAGGTGCAGGGCGTAAATCTGTGGCGCAAGAAAAAAAGGTAAACGAAATATTTTTGAGTGCTTTAAAAAGCCTTAAATCAGTTGAAACCGATGATGAAGCAAAAATAGAATTTGCAAAGGATTTATCAAAAACTCAAAGAGGACAGATATTTATTGCGGAACATTTATTTGGCAAACCAAAAGAAACGATTGACCAAAACGTAAACATTAGTAACTTTGAGTTAAAAGATGTAATTAAATTTAAAGAATAATGTACGAAAAAGTATTACAAATATTAGATAAATACAAAGCAGAAGTAGATAATTTTAACAATGCAGTTTTTGAAGATGATTTTGAAAATATTGCAGAGGAGGTTTGTAAAGCTATTGAGGATAATTGATAACACTTAAAAAAAAATACGCACCATTATTTGAAAACGATACACGTTATTTTATAGTAACAGGTGGCAGAGGTTCAAGTAAATCATTCGGGGTTGGCACATTTGCTAACCTCTTGTCGTTTGAACAAGGACATAGAATTTTGTTCACACGTCAAACAATGACAAGTGCGCATCTTTCAATTATTCCAGAATTTCAAGAAAAAATTGAGTTAATGAATATTAATCATTTTTTTGAAATTAACAAATCGGAAATTAAAAACAAACAAAGTAATTCTGAAATTATATTTAGAGGTATTAAAACAAGTAGTGGTGACCAGACCGCTAATTTAAAATCATTAAAAGGTGTTACAACATGGATACTTGATGAAGCGGAAGAATTAATTAACGAAAATACATTTGATAAAATTAATTTATCTATTAGAAAAAAAGGAAAACAAAACCGAGTTATATTGATTCTTAATCCGGCAACTAAAGAACATTGGATTTATAAACGTTTTTTTCAAGACGCAGGAGTGCAAGAGGGATTTAACGGGATTAAAGACGATGTAACTTATATTCACACAACGTATTTAGATAACATTGATAATTTAGATATTAGCTTTATAAACGAAATCGAGCGTATTAAAGAATCAAATCCAAATAAATATAAACATCAAATTTTAGGTGGTTGGTTAGATAAAGCGGAAGGCGTTGTTTTTACAAATTGGAAGTTTGGCGCATTTAATCCTGATAATTTACAGACATCATTTGGACAGGATTACGGTTACTCAATAGACCCTACAACTTTAACCGAAGTTGCAATAGATAAAAAGAAAAAAATAATATACGTTAAAGAATGTTTTTATAAAACCAAATTAACAACGTCCGAAATTGCAAGTTTAAATACTCAATACGCAAACAAAAGTTTAATAATTGGTGATAATTCAGAAGGCAGGCTAATAGATGAATTACGAACTTTTAAAAATAATGTAGTACGATGTGATAAGCCACCTATTGAGTTTGGAGTTTCACTTATGCAGGATTATGAAATAATTGTAGAACCAAACAGCCACAACATCGCTAAAGAGTTAAACAACTATGTGTACTTAGACAAAGGCAGTAAGTTGTATATCGATGCTTACAACCACGCAATAGATGGTATTCGATACAATATTGTGTATCATTTAGGCAGGTCATTTGGTATTGAAATAAGATAAACTATGTAACAATAACAACAAATTTTACTTTTATAAGTATGAAGATTACTATTCCAGAAAACATAAACGATATAACTTTAAGTCAGTATCAAAAGTACACTGATTTAATGAAACGTGAAGACTTAGCACTTCACGAATTGAACACCCGTAAGATACAGATTTTTACAGGACTGAAACCTGACGAGGTTAGGAATATATCAATTAGCGACTATGACGAAATAGTAAGTTTAATTGATAAGGCTTTAGAAACTGAACACGAATTTCAACAAACATTTTTTATAAAAGATGTGGAGTTTGGATTCATACCAAATTTAGATAAAATTACAGCAGGGGAGTTTATAGACATTGAAAAATATCAAAGTAACATCGAAGATTTACATAAGTTAATGGCAGTATTATTCAGACCGATAAATAAAAAAGATGCTTTTAACAATTATGCAATTCAAACTTACAAAGGAACTGAACAATTTTCAGAAATAATGAAGTTAATGCCATTAAGTGCGGTAAATGGTGCGCTGGTTTTTTTTTCGAGTTTAAGCAACGAATTACTGATTTATATTCAGAAATTTACGAATCAGGAACAAGTGAGGGGCAACAAGCTAGTGACTACTTTTTAAAGTGGGGTTGGTATGCAACCATTGACGATTTAGCAAAAGGTAAGATTTGGAAGTACGATACAATTTTAAAAACAAACATTCACGAATTTATGTTATTCTTATGCCACAAATCCGATAAGACTAAATTAAAAATTAACTTAATGAAAAACCCAAACGCAACTAATCAAATACAATTATAATGAATCAACTAAGCGAACTATACAGATACTTTAAAGAGTTGTTTGATACTGATCAATTAATTAATTCTTGCAGGAAATTGAATCCTGATGCAATGGCACAAGATAAAGAATTAATTTTCCCATTGGCTAATGTTTGGATTGATGCAGGAAGCTTTACAAACGGCAGTACTGTTATTTTTAACGTAGCGTTATCGGTTTGGGATACTCGAGATAAAAATAACGAACTTATAACGGACCAATTTTGGGGGCAAGACAATGAAGTAGATAATCATAATATGGCACTTGCGGTCCTCAATAGAATTTGGAGTAAAATGTATAATGATTTTGAAAATTTTAATATTACGGCTAGTGAAAACCCATCGTTTGAAATGGGAAGTTTTGAGGGGCATAAGTTACTAGATGGGGCAGTACTTACTTTTGATGTCGAATTGCCAAATACAACTATTAACCTATGTCAGTAAAGCAGGAACTAGATAAATTCGGTAAATTCATAGTACAACAGTCCCGTTCTAATTTAACTAAAGCAGGTAAAAAAGACAAAGGCAATCTATATAAGTCTATAAGTTACGAGGCTAAAGAAAATAAGAATAGTTTTGAGTTTTCAATATCAATGGAACCATACGGCACTTTTGTAGATAAAGGAGTAAAAGGTATTAAGAGTTCTTCAAAAGCACCGAATAGTCCTTATAAGTTTGGAACTGGTTCGGGTAAAAAGGGAGGTTTAACAGAGAGCATTAATAGTTGGGTAAAAAGAAAACGTTTTCAATTTAAAGATAAAAAGGGGAAGTTTTTAAGTTACGAGTCAACCGCTTTTATAGTAAGGCGTTCGATATGGTTTACAGGTTTGAAAACTACTAACTTCTTTGAGCGACCGTTTGAATTAGCATTTAAGAAGTTGCCCGATGAATTAGTAAAAGCATACGGATTAACGATTGATAATTTATTAAAAACAAGTTTGAAATGATAAAAACATTAACACCATATTATATAAGCATTCCTTTTGTAAGTCCTTTAACTGGTGCGACTGCAATTGACTATACTATTAATTTATATATTTGGAACGGAAACAAAAACACGCCACCGTTTACACCTCAATATAGCATTACAAAATCGAATCCAGAATCATTAACAGGTTTTGACAAAATTAATATTGCTAATTTACTAAATGACTTTATCGAATTTACACCGAAGAAAAGCACAACGACTGAATTAATAAACGGTGATAATCAAGTTTGGGTTCGTAAAGAAATAATCTACAAAACTAATGATAGTGATGATGATGATGTATTACAACTTGCGGAAACATTTTTAGCACTCAAAGGATATGGTTACGGATTAAGCGGTGAGAATCCGCAACCTCCTGCAAATAAAATATTGATACCTATTCAAGATTACAAAGTCAATCGTAATGGATTTTTCAACGTGCCTATTTTAATTGACGAACCAACAGACGAAAGCGAAATTGTTATTACAAATGTTGTAAATACAACAGGGTCAACTTATCAATATAGTTTCACATCAAATTTTACTTTTACAACTTTACAAGCGCAAGTTAGAGCGATAGGTAGTAGTAGTTGGTCAGTGCCTACAACTTTTGCAGGCGTTACTTCGCCTCAAACTAGAGTAGTATCTTTAGGTTCATCATTTGAAACTAGAATTTTTGCATTTAACGAATTAACAGGGAATATTGTTTACTCTAATATCTTTACAGTATGATTACTATTATAAGCTATCCAAACAATAATTTAGATGAATCAATCGAAGTGCCTACTACGTATTTAAGTAATGAAACTTTGAAAAATATTTGGATTAATGTAGCCGAAGCAGGGGATGATGAATTTATAGAAGTTACCTATAACGAACAAACCATTACGTTATTAATTACAGACGAATGTAGATACACGCCGGTAGATATTGCGTACCAAAATAAAGAGGGTGCGATTGCTTTTATGACTTTCTTTAAAGCAAAAAGTGAAAGTATTAACACGAATCGTGAAACGTTTCAAAGTTTTAGAGGGCAACCGATTGAAGGCAACCACCAATTTATTGACTTTAACGTACAAGGCAAAACATCGTATAAAATTAACTCGGGCTTTGTTGACGAAAGTGCAAACGAAATATTTAAACAAATGCTTTTATCAGAAAGGGTATGGCAGTTTGTTGACGAAAATTATATTCCTTTGAAAATTAAAAGTTCAAGTTTGGAATATAAGACTAGACAAAAGGATAGATTAATTAATTACGAAATAGATTTTGAATACGCATTTAACGAAATTAATAATACCTAAATGAGAGTAGCGATATTTATAGAGAACGAAAGAATAGAATTATTTAACGATGAAAATATAGAAATTGTTTCTTCAATAACAGATAGTTCGGATGTTTCAAGTAATACAACTGATTACTCAAAAGGCTTTACCGTTCCCGCAAGTGATAAAAACAACGCTATATTCAAACACTATTACAATGCCAATATAGATAACACTTTTGATGCTAGGGTAAAGAAAAACGCTCGTATTGAAATAGATGGACTTCCGTTTAAATCAGGGAAAATGCGACTAGACAAAGTTAATATCAAAAACGATAAACCTTCTAGTTATTCGCTTAATTTTTTCGGTAAACTTTTAAATTTAAAAGATAAATTAAAAGACGATGAACTTACTTCTTTAGATTTATCGGATTTAAATTTTGATTGGACTTATGCCAATATGATTGAAGCATTGAAAAATGATTTATCAGATGGAAAAATAATTGCTAATTTAATAACTAAAAAAAGAGTTTATTATAATTCAGATCCGAGTGATAACACCAACGACGAAACGATATTTAACATCAGAAACGTTGGAGCAAATCCTTTAAATTTAAGACCATCAATAAAATTAATTGAAATTATAAAAGCTATTGAATCGAAGTATGATTTTAATTTTAGTAATGATTTTTTTGGCAGAACTGAATTTGACCAGTTATATTTATGGTTAAACAATTCCGCTACTTTAGAGGGTAGACCAAGTGAGCAATTATTAAATTTAACTAATAGCATAGGCTTTGACTTAGGATTTAATATAACTACTAAAACGTGGATTAATAGCAGTTATTTTAATAGCACAACAGATTTTAGAAGATTTCGTTATCGAGTGGCGGTGTTAACACCCTCGACAAATCCTTATACTATTGTGGTTAAGAATTTCGGTCAAGTGGTTGCAGAAATTGAGGGGCAAAGCGGATTTTTGCAATCTGAATGGATTGAAATTTTAACGCAAGCAAATACACCATTTTCAATTCAA